ATCCAATAATTCTAACTTTACATCTTGCTCCCCAAGTTCCTTCAACAGATATTTCAGATTTTTCCGCCCAAACAGATGTATGTGCTACTTGACCAATCCACCAAGTAAAACCATCTTTTCCAATATAATTAGATTTTAAAAGTGCCTCTTCAATCATTTTTATTTAAAATATATTATTAGATCCATATAGACCATAACTATCACGAATTAATCTTAAACTAGTAATCATTTGTCCTCCTTCAAAATGATGTCTTAATCCTTTAATTAAATAATTTCCACTTTGTTCGTCGTCATTTTCTTTATTATCTGTGCTATCTATTCTTGGTAACATTACATTAATAATAGTTCCAATTTTCAAAGAAACATTACAAGGTACAACCATATTTAGTGCTTGTGTAAACAAAATATTATATCTTGAATATGACTTAGCCATATCAGCACCACTTCTTAATTTATTAGAAATTGAACCATTACTATTTAATGCACCTCGATCTGAAACACGAACCATAATGCGGCTAATACTATCACCAAATTCATCAGAAACTGCAATATTATTATTTCCTAATTTATTTCCAATTTCATCCTTTAGTACATATTTGTATATATCCAAACTGTTTGAATATAAGTCATAAAAATAACTTTTGTTTGCATACATACCAACTCGTAATGCTTTCATCAAATCTTGATTTTTTTCAAATCCATAATTTAAGATTTTAAATTCGTTTGCTTGAGTATTATTTTCTATAACTTGTGTATAAGTATAAGTTATTATTTTTTCTTTATCTGCACTTTGATTTTGTATTTGAGTATTTGAAACTAAACTATCAATACTTCTATAATTAAATCCATCTTTGTTTTCATAAAATAAAAATCCAGCAGTTCCCTTTGCATCTGCATATTCTCCTTCACCAGATGTTCCACCTCCACCTGATGTTGTAGGTACGGATTTTGGTCCCAACCAAGTTAAAATGTGAAATGGTTTTTTGTTATTTGAAATAAAAGAATAACTATTTGATGTTACTTCTATATTTTTATTATCAAATTTTTTTGTATTTAAAACATTTTTTAGTATATCTTTTACGTGTATATCAATTGTTGCATCATTATATTTTTTTTCGCATCTTGATGTTTCATTTGAAAGTGCTTCAAGTGAAACCATATGTAAAGTGAAAGTTTCATTTTGTGTTTGTGCGTCTAAACCAGTTACTTTAGTTACATATAATGCATTATCGCCATCTAATAAAAATTCCCCAAATGCAGTATCGACACTAATTGCAACCTTTTCACCACCACGGATTGGAAGAATATTAAACAACGAAGAAGAATTTGCTATTTGTGCGATTGCGGTTATACAAGGAGATAACAAATCTTCAAAATAATCAAAAAACAATAGTGAGTTAGTTATATCAACTTTATTTTTACCATCTAATGATTGTATACCAAAATAATTTGGTCTAAATGCGCCGACTGCGATAGACATTATGATCCAGAAAGAGTAGTAAGTAATAATGTTTTGACTAAACTATTTACCACCTGACCTTCACTTGGTCCAGGAAGAATTACAGTTCCGCCCCCTCCGCCACCACCAACAGGAATATATACTGGTTTTTGTTGTTGCCCGCCTCCACCACCTTGACCCCCTCCCATCAGTATAGGCATTACAGTTACACTTGATTGTTGTTGATTGTATATTGGATAAGTTTGTACTTGAGGTACTGATGGAGCAGCAGCAGGAACAACCTGTGCTTGTGGTGCTGTTTTTTGTTGTTTTATATATTTTTGATAATCATTATACATTTTTTCAACTACCATTTTTTTATCACCCTGAATATTATCAATCCCTTCTTTGTATTTTTCTGGACTTTTTACCATTTCTTGTATTTTGGTGTCTTTATAAAGTTCCGATGGTTGAAGTTCTGATTTAATTCCTGTAATTTGTTTTTGTTCTGCAAAAAATTGTTGTCCTGTTTTTGGTTTTTGTTGATAATCAGTAGAAACTTCCCCTAGTTTTTTATCTACATCTGTTTTTGTTTTTTTCTCTTGACTTTTCTTTACTTTAACTTGTCCTCCAAATCTAAAATAACTATCAGCAACTCCACGACCATCTACTGCTTTTGTTCCTGGTCCTTTTGGCCTATATTCAAAGTGAACGTGTGGTCCTGTAGAACGTCCTGTTTTTCCCTGATTTCCAATGACTGTTCCTGCTTCTATTCTCTGTCCTTTTACTACATTTACTTTACTCAAATGACCGTAAAAAGTTTCTGCTCCATTATCGTGTTTAACGGCAACCCAATTTCCATACCCACTTTCATAACCAGTATCAATAATTCCTGGTTGTATGACTGATACAGGAGCAGATGCAGATGGACTTGCAAAATCTACTCCATTATGCTGTCTTCCCCGACGCCAACCATAACCTGAGGTAAAATTTGATGATGGTTTATCCCCACCTTCCGCAGAATATGTTTCTTCTGCTTCGGTTTGTTGTTGGTCTTTCTGTTGCACATCGTAAGAAGTATCAACAGAATCAGATACATCTTCCATTGGTTGATTTCCACTCTGTTCTACCGTTCCAAACAATCCCAGTGCAACACCTTGTTCAAATTTACTTACAGCAGAACTAAATTTACTTACAATATCACCAAAATTACCACTATTAGCTGCTGCTCCTTTTTGTTTTGCTTCTTGTTTTTTTAGTCTTTCGTCTAATTTTTTCTTTATAGAACTTCCGCCTTCATATACTCTATCAGCAGCATAACCACCTAAAAATCCACCAGCCATACTTCCAAGTACAAATCCAACTCCAGGTATTGGAATAAGTGTCTGACCTATTACACCACCAAGTAAACTTCCAGCAAGAGAACCGCCAGCACCTGCTGCTGCTTTTCCTACACTTTCCCCTTCTTGCAATCCAGTCGCAAAATCAAGTCCAGCGAATAAAGCATTTACAACTCCTACTGCTCTTATTCCACCAAGTTTTAATTTTGAACCTCTCACTACTGGTTTTGGTACTTTTATTTTTTTTGGTAATCTTCCTGGTTTTCCTGTTTTTCCTTTTGATGGAAACATATTTCCCAAGAAACCAGCAACATCAAGTGCTCCACTTGCAAGTGATCTTAATAATCCACCAGGTGCTCCAAATGATGATGCAATATTTAAATTTGCAAGTTCTTTTATTTTTTTCTTTTCTGGAAGTTTAAGTTTTTCAAGTTCGACAGTTTTGAATTGCAAAAATTGATTAAACTGGACTAATTCTTTTTGTACCTTAGGTAAAGTTTTTGTTCCTTTTGCAAAAAGAACAATATTATTAGAAGCAGAAACAAGTGGCGAAGAAAGTAATTTAGCCATTATCCGTCCACAATATTATAAACCATTCTTGAATAAAGAACTAAAAAATTATCAGTATTTGTAGCAGACAGAAATGGAACACTAGGACCAGATTGTGGTGTTGGAGATGGAGCAGAAATACCCCCACCGCCTGGTGATTGTTGTGCCTGTTGCTCACCACCACCACTCATATCAATAGGAAGATAGTTCACTTGAGGTTTTTGTTGTGCTGGTTGAGAGACAGTTGATACTCTTTGTGCTACTTGTGCTTGTGCTGATGGTGCTGCTTGTGCTGGTGGTGCTGATGATGCCTGTACTGCTGGTTGTGCTACGAATCCTTCCTTTTTAATTTTTTCTAGATTTTTTTGATACACCTGAAGTGTAGATCCAGCTGTATTTTTTGATTGACCATGAAATTGAGTAAAACTCGCCCATTCTTGACCAAGAAGATCAATATCTTTTTTACTTAAAGGTTTTGTTGGGTCAATCCCTCTTCCTCTTGCAAGTGTAAGAATTATTTCATTTTGAACTTCTGGACTAAATTTTTGATCTCTATTGAATTTTCTAGAGTCAAGTAATCCTTTGAGTGTATCTGGCATTAGTTGTGGAGCACCGGTTGCACTAGAATTATATTTGTCCTTTGCATAAGGAATAACTCCACCACCCAATCTATTAGGAATACGATCACTACCTCCCAATTTTGATGCATCATACACTTCCCCCAATGTCATTTCAGTCAATTTTGGAACTTTTTTCCCTCCGTATACAGTAGTGTAATCAGCTCCCTCTTGTTGCATTACAGTTTGCACTAATGCCATTTCTTCTGCTGTTTTTGTTCCACCAGGAGAAGCTTGGATATTACTATCAGGAGCACCAGGAGCACCACCAGGAGTTGCCTTTGGTTTTTCTATATTTCCAGCACTTCCGCCACCACCCCCAGAAGACCCAGACGTTTTCTTACCAGAACTACCTTTAACTAAACTATCAATTGCTTTTGAAAATCTATCAATAACAGCAGTCAACCCATCAAGTAAATTTCCAGGTATTTCTGGAGCAGGACTTCCAGATTGAACTGCATCACTTCCCGAAAGAGCATTTGTTGCAGCAGCACCAACAGCACCCAATCCAAGAGCACCAGCGCCAAGAGCAAGCATTTTGCCTCCTCTCATTCTTCTGTTAAGTCCTCTTGGCGCTGTTTTTTTCAATCCACCACCAGGAACATCAACATCAAGATTGATGCCCCCGCCACCAGATGGACTTGCTTTTGGAAGATTTGATAATTGTTTTACAATTTTAATAATTACTTGACGAATAAGTTTTGCAACTTCAAAACTGTCGGTAAATGATTTTTGAAGTGCTTTTAAATTATCTCTTAAACCTTCTACAAATTTTCTTTTTCCAAAAAATTGAATAAATCCTATTACATCTCTATAAAGACCTAAAATCTTTTGAAGTATGCCTGTTGGTTTTGCTTCATCTACTTTTTTAATTCGGTCTTGATAATCTTTTGAAAAATTACCAATAGATTTACTAATAACATTTGTAACTGAATTATTAATTGTTTGTGCTTGATTATTAAAATTACTAACTACTCCAGTAGATATTGACTTTACAATACTACTAACGTCTACTGGTGATGGTTGAACTCCTGCTCTTTGAAAATTAACAATCTTATTTGCTGCTGATCCAAGTACACCTGCACCTACAGAAGAACCACCAGAAATAAAATTCTGCGCTCTTAAAAGATTAGGCTTCTTTTTTCCTGTAATAACTTCGGGATTAATAACAGAACTAAGAGCCATTTGATTGTTGTTGTTTGAGATTTTCTTCTTCTATATGTTGTTGCAATAATGTAACATAAATGTCTCTCTCCCAAGGAATTAGATTTTCTATTTCCGTCAAAGAATATTTATGATACTGCATCAAAGCAAAGTTAAGCCTAAAATATGACTCCAATTCCATATGAGCCATAATCAGCCGAAAAAACTGGTTAATCCCTCCAACGTAACTTCGCTTTCTACTTTTGTATTTGGATTAGTTACTTTGATAGTATGTGCAAGTTTCGGCATTGTTTCAAAGAATGTTTCAATTTCTTTGAATTGCTGTGCCGTTAAAGTTTCAATCCAATCCTTTAATTCTTTTGCTGTGCAATCTGCTGCTGCCCAACTATCTTCTTGCGAAAACACTACATCAATACAAGATGAAATAATATCAAAAGATTTATCAATATTTGAAATTGTTTTTTCTTCACTAAAATCAAAGTTAGACTTAATAAATTGTTCTAATGAAGGATATTTCATTCTTAAAGTCAATTTATCATCAAGACGAATATCGGTTGTGTGATTTTCATTTCTTTGAACTTGTATTTCATCAATATAAATTTTTACAGGAACTTCGGTTACTCCATCATCACTACAAGTAATAATCAAATCAACACTTTCTCCAACAGATTTACCACGAATATTCAAGAAAATATATTCAATATCAAAAGTAGGTAGTTCTTCTATTTTAATTGATCTAGTTAAAATACAATCCTTTAATACTTGCTTAATTGCATTTGTAATCTGTTTTGTATCTTGACTTTCAAGTGCTAAAAGTAATATTTTTTCTTCTTTTACGAGAAATGGACGATATTTAACTGATTTTCCTGTTGATGGTAAAATCAATTCATATTGTGGTGTTGAAATCTTAGGCAGGGTCATTTTATATATCTTCAGTAATGTTATTTATTATTTCCTAGAACCATTATTTTTTTCAATTAGGTATCTTGCATAACTAAAAGAAACTGTCGTTTTTGTAATCGTACTTCCTTCATAAGATAATGGAAGTGCTGTAATATTTGTAGGAAATGAGTCGATCATTCTATAAGTTATTGTGGGTTGTGTAATTGTTGGACCACCTGGTTCATTTGGATTTTCCAAAAAGTCCCTTTCAAATTTAGTTACAGAAATAATTCTTTTATAAGTATCTGGATATTTAAATCTAAAAAAATCTTGACTATCTTTTGCATTTCCTTGTCCGGTTGCATCTGCAGAAACAATACCAGATGAATTATAAATTGGATTAATATAATTCATCCATTCTTCAAATAAACGAATTATTTTATAATCATAATCAACATAAAAAGTCATCGTAAAATCTGGATATATTCTTCTTGTTGGAAATCTTTCTATAATTCCTTGACGGCTTCCACTTTCTTCAGCCATATCAAATGTTGCACCAGGAAGTGCAGTTTCGCTACAAAAAAAATCAAATGTATTTGCGGTTCTTACATCATTAGTTAATCCACAAGTCGATAACCAACCCATCAAATCCCTATCATAATTAGTAAGATGAAGAGATACTTTAAATTGACTTGTAACTGAAAGTTTTCCAAATATATCCCTTGCACCTGGAAGTGACCCATCCGGTGATGGGGTAGTCATTCTAATGTATAATGGACCTATATCTGGTTTTCCTTTTTTTGGAGCAGTAGCCATCTAAATATGTTGATGGAATTGTTATATTATATGTATGTCTGCAAATAAAAATTACAAACAGGAGTGAATGGAAATTTAATGTGGGCAGCAATAATGTCTGGGGAGATAATATTGCATAAGACCCACATTATAAATAGTAGTACCCCAGACATCAAAAAATGAACTACCTAAAAGTTTATTGTAATCTTATTAGGAAAGCAGAGAACAGAATTGTTCCCGAAGGTTATACTGAAAAGCACCACATATTTCCCAAAAGCATTTATGGAAATAATAATAAAGTTGTAGTGCTTACTGCAAGAGAACATTTTATTTCACATATATTATTAGCAAAAATTTGTATTAAAAGATATGGGTTGTATCATAAAAATACCCAAAAAATGTTATATGCTATAATTAGTATGAAAGGCAAGAGTAGTAGATATTATAATTCGTACTTGTATGAAACTGCTAAAATAAAAAGAAATGAAAGTATAAAAGGACAAAATCATCCAAATTATGGAAAACCCAGATCACAAGAAGTTAAAGATAAAATAAGTTTAAAGAATAAAGGAAAACTTGCTTCCGATCCCAAAGGTGATAGATTTAAAGAATATAGAGAATTATATGGAAATTTTTGGACTGGAAAAAAACATACCGAAGAATACAAAAAATTAAAATCCATAGATAGATTAAATTATTATCAAACGAAAGAAGGGGAAAAACAAAGAGAGCAAATATCACAAACTTTAAAACAAAAAGGCATAAAACCTCCAGATCACGTAATGGGACTATCAAAAGGAACTAAATGGTGGAATAATGGAACAACCAATAAAAGATCTATTGAAAGTCCCGGAGAAGATTTTGTACCTGGGAGAATAAAGGGAGAGTGGAAATGGAGTAAAAATAAATGAAAAATTACAAACAAGGAAAATTTAAACCGAAAAATCCACAAAAATATGAGGGAAATCCAACAGAAATATACTTTCGTTCTAGTTATGAACTCAAAATGTTTCATTATTGTGATTTGACTGAAAATATAATTTCATATCAAAGTGAAGAATTTTGGGTTCCTTATGTATCACCAGTAGACAAAAAAGTACATAGATATTTTCCAGATATGAAACTGAAATATAAAGATAAAGACGGAAATATAAGAATAGTAGTTGTAGAAATTAAACCAGCTAAAGATTTAAAAGAACCACCCACAAATCCACCAAACCGAACAAAATCTTGGGCATATGCAGTTAAAACTTGGGTAGTAAATCAAGCAAAATGGGAAGCTTGTCGTGAATATTGTAAAGATAGAAACTGGGAATTTCGTATTTTTACCGAACGTGATTTGGGCATTCAAATATGATTGCCGATAAAATACTTAAAGAAGCAGGTAAAAAATTTCGTTCTGCATCTTGGTATACGAATGCCTTGATGAATGAACTATCAAATCAAGAAAAAGATATAAATCAAATTGATACTGATTTTATTATTCCTGGTGATTTGGTGTTTTTTATGTATTCTGCAAAATATCCACAAAAATATCTATTCTGGGATAGACAACCATTAACTTATATTATAAATGTAAATCCAAGACAAGGATTATTTTTTGGTTCCAATCTTCATTATCTAAATCCACAATATCGTGGAGGTGTTGCTGCTTCATACATAAATAAAGCAGGAAACGTGAATGCACCAAGAAAAACATTACATAATTATCTTTTTTCTGGTGTGAGTAGTAATTTTTTCAAGGTCCCTGAAAGTGAGTGGAGAGAAGTATCTTTACTTCCAACCGAAAGATTTGTTGATAAAAGAGGACAACCAGTATTCAAATCCAGAGTTTGGGATTATCCAGATAACCAATCGGCACCATAAATGGCTGAAAAAGCAGTAAGTAATGACTTTCACCCAATACCACAAACTCCACTTTCGGATAAAAAAGTACAGCTTACTTATGACCCAACTAATGGAAATACAAAGCTTTATGAGATAGTTACTGTTGGTGGCGTCCAAACAGGAAAAACCGAGATTTATACAAATGGAGTATGGAGTATTACTGGAATTGGTGTAATATCAGACTCAAAACAAAGAATAACAGTACACGATAAAGTAATTAATTCAATTACAAATGCAAAAAATATAAGTGGAACTGGTATTCTTCCTGGGTTTATAGTAAATAAAACAGGTTCACAAGATACTGGGATAGGAGGAGTAATATCACCAACTGCACCAAGTACACTTCAACAAATTGGTAATATTGGAAAAGCTATTACAGATATTGTTACGGACCCAATCGGTGCATTAACACCCTTTGATGTTTCTGGAACTGCTTTCAATGATGTAAATGAAAAAAGATTATTTGGTAATCCAAAACTTCTCATATATCCAATTGATATGATTGCATCACAACAAGATAGGTTAGAAATTTCACAATTTAGATATAAACCAACAGGAGCAGAAAGTATATTTAATAACCCAGCAAAAGTAATTCAAGAAAATATACAAAGAAATAGTGCATTGTCTGATTTTATTGGGATGAGCGTTTTACCAATTCCAAATGGCGTGTCTGATGGTAATAATGTTTCTTGGGGAGCAGACCAAATGAATTCATTAACCGCAGGTGCAACTGGATTAGCATTATCAAAGATGGGTACTTATGCAGGTACTGGTCTTCTTGCTGGTCTTGGTGGTCTCATATCTGCAGCAACATCAAAAGGCCAAAGTCCACTTGGTCCTTTAAATGCAGCTAAAGGAGGAATGGCTGCAAATTTATATCTAGACGTATTGAGTGCAGCAGCAGATAGTGCTGCTGCAAAAGGTACAGCAGCATCTGCCATTGCTTCACAAGTTCTTAAAATGGCGCAATTTGAAGTATCACCAGAAAGTATTTTAGCAAGAGGTTTTGGTATTATACCAAACTCAAACTTGGAACTTTTATTTAATAGTCCAGAACTTCGTCAATTTTCATTTTCTTATCGTATGAGCCCAAGAAGTAAAGAAGAAGCAAGAAATGTAAAAAGAATTATTCGTTTTTTCAAGCAAGGTATGGCTCCAAGAAAACAAACCGGTCAAGCAGGTCAAGCATCATTTTTTCTTGGAACACCAAATGTATTTAAACTTAGATACAAAACAGGAAAAGATAAACCCATTTCAGGATTAAATAAATTTAAAGTTTGTGCCTTGACTGGATTTTCTGTAAATTATGCACCAGAAGGAAATTGGGCTGCTTATGATGAAGGACAACCAGTCACTTTAACTATGGCGATGCAATTTTCAGAACTTGAACCAATTTATAATACTGACTATAAAACAGATATATTCAGCACAAGAACTAGTGATTTGGATTCAGTACAAGACGACGATGTAGGTTATTAAAAATGGGATACTTCAAAGAATTACCAAATTTACAATATCTTTCTCGTTTGACGAATTCAAATTCAAATGAGAATTATATTACTGTTAAAAATATTTTCAAAAGAGCAGCAATTAGAAGTGATATCATAAATGTTATTACTGCTTTTG